AAAGTAGAGGTGATGGGAGTCGAACCCACAAGCCACAAAGGACATTGCCGCTTAAAAACAACGTGTATACCAGTTTCACCACACCTCCATGTGTAATTATTGTATCCCCAGATGGAATCGAACCACCATCATACTCAAAATCCTGAGTGGTCGTAACTCCACATATACAGGACGTTTGTGAGGGTAGAGGGAGTCGAACCCCCGGCCTATTGTTTGTAAGACAACCACTCTAAACCAACTGAGCTATACCCCCTTATATTCGTAATGTTTTTTCCATTTTCTAATCGAGTTATCACTAACACCATACTTTTTACCTGTACCAACATAACCTAATGTTTCTATCTCTTCAAGTAGTTGGTTATATGTTGGTCTAACAACCTTTCGTTTAGATACTTCACTACAACCAACACACCTTAAACTTTTATTGTTTATTTTACAACCACAACTACAAAAATTTTCTTTTTTTAACCTTTTATTATTTTTACCTGAGAAAGTATCTAAAGTGGTGTCACAGTTGGGACAAACTATTCTAAGATTCTCAATTCTATTGTCGGTATTAATGCCGTTTATATGGTCTAATATTAAAGACATCTTTTTACCCATCCATTCATCGTTTTGACCACACAACTCACATATTCTCTCTTTAATCCCTTCCTTATATAATCTTTTTTTTAGTGTTGACGTACCGTATGTACTACCACTAACTAAAATTTCCTCTGTTGGTATTTTTAACCTTTTCCTCGTTATACCATTATTAAAATGTGATATATCTAAATTATATAAATTCATATAATTTTTAATTATTTTATATGATGCTCCAGTGATTGTAATACCCAAATCAATACATAGTTCCCTAATACTTCCATAATCTTTAATTTTAGAACTTAACACTTTTTCGTTATATACTCTATGGTTATATTCAATAAAATTATCATTAGCGTATACATAAACTTCATTAACAGGTGTTTTTAACATACTAGCCACCATAAACGGACCACACTTACTATAGTTTTTTTTAATAATATTTTTTTCATGTTCTCTCATAATACTAACCTTTACATATAAATACGTGTGGTATTGTAAAAGTTCGATATTTATTTAGAGCTAACGATGGGATTCGAACCCACTTCCTCTCAGATACCAACCGAGTGTTCAACCGCATGAACTTCGTAAGCGTTTGTGGGACCACTCAGAGTTGAGCTGAGGCCTCATGTGTTTCAAACATGTGTACAATAACCACCTATACGATAGTCCCATTATTTATTTGAGGTGAATGAGAGAATCGAACTCTCGTCATTGGATTACAAAACCAACATAATTACCACTATACTAATTCACCTTATTGTAGCGTACCCGAGGTTCAAACTCGGTTAATCATCCTTATGAGAGATAATCCTTTTTCACTAAGTTACGCCATTACTATTATTTTAAAGTTGTCTCGGTAGGGTTCGAACCTACAACGGATTTCTCTCTCTCCCCGGTCAAAACGGGACGTGTTGCCAATTACACCACGAGACAATATTACCAATAAATCAAAGAACAAAAAAAAACCCGAACTCAATAATTTGAATTCGGGTTTGTTTGATTGTATATCTTAAATTGTCATGAGACATTAGACACACCAAACCCGAATACAGTTTGTAACTGTACCATAAAGACTTGCGTCAGGGTAAATAAAGATATGTTTGTTAATGTTTTCATTTTGTTTTTAATTTTCTTTGTTTATAAATATACTACAAATATAGTAAAAGTTCTCTTATAAGTCAAGTATTTTTTTTATTTATTTTTAATATACTTGAAATCTTCGTTTTCTTCCAATGATAATAGTGTGTGATATATCAATTTAATCACATTTTTAACATCTTTTTTATCCACAGTCTCAACCGTAGTGTGCATGTATTTTAATGGTAATGATATCAATTGACAAGCAACACCACCATTAGATGTGTAAAAAGCGTTTGTATCTGTTCCAGAGTTACCATTATATGTACCCCTTTGGAATTTAATTTCTTTTTCCTTAGCTACACCAATTACTTTCTTATGTAAATTTAGTTGGATGTCTCCACCTCTAAAAATAACTGGACCGAGACCTGACTTTGTATCACCAGCTGTTTGTTTGTTCATGTGTGGTGTATGTGTATCATGACATACATCCGTTATAATCGCAACATTAGGTTTAATTGTTTGAGCTATCATTTTAGCTCCGAATAAACCAATTTCTTCCTGAACTGAATTAACGATGTATAGAGTGTAAGGTAATTTATCACCTTTATCTTTTAATTTTTTAGCGACTTGTGCTATCATATACCCACCAATTCTGTTGTCCAACGCTCTTGATATGTATTTTCCTTTTCTTTCTTTGAATTGTGTATTATATACCATAGGACAACCTACAAATATACCCATACCCTCAACTTCTTCTTTTGATGATGCCTCAACATCGACAAATAGGTTGTCAACACTTGGTTGTAATTCACTTGAACTCTTTCTTTCGTGTATAGCTAACCAACCAAAGTGACCTTCAACTACACCATTTTCACCAAGTATTTGAACACTCGTTCCAGGTGCTATTTGATGGTCTGAACCACCATTTCGAACTACCCTAATAAATCCATCACTATCAATGTGGTTAACCGTCCACCCAATCTCATCAGCGTGAGCCTCAATAACTACTTTATAGTCTTTTCCTGGGTTAACAACCCCAACAGCTGTTCCATATACATCGGTAAATGTTTCATCAACATAATCCTTTATATAATCCAACCAAATTTGTTGACCTTCGGTTTCCATCCCCGTAGGTGATTTGGCGTTAAGGTATTTTTCTAAAAACTCTTCTTTTTTCATATTATTTAATTATAAATTTATGTGTTTCTAATTTTTTGATTGGTTTTGTGTTATTATTAATTTGGTAACTATCACCTTTTTTTTTAGGTACCCCTCATCATGTAGTCTATTTATTATTTCATCGTAAACTAATTCATTATAATATGAGTAATATTCGTAAAATTCATTTGGGTTATTACCTTTTCTTGGGTTTCGTTGACACCAATGTGGGTTTTCTATTAACATATACCCATTTTTAACCAAAAAACTATATATAGACCACCGTAATGGGTTTTTCCCAACAAACTCTGTTAATATATTAGGTTTATCTTTTATTTCTCCTCGATTCCAATAACAGAATGGAACCCACCGTTCAGTATTAAGAGACTTTAGGAATAATTTTAAATCATCCAAATCAACTGAATTAATTAAAATAGAATAATCCAATCTAAGTTTATTTAATTCATTAACTACCATTCTTTTTCGTTTATATAATTATGTGTCCGATGTTAATCAACTACCCCACTTATTCCACTCAGGGTCATCCATTACTAACTTACCGTTTCTACCCATATGTTCAGGGTATAATTGGAACACGGGGTCAGATTGTGTTAATTCTTTGGTATTTAAATCCATAATGGATAATTTACCAATATATGTAGCTCCCGTATCCATATTCCACACATTACTAATGTTCACTGGTCTTCCATGTTTGAATGTACTAATGGTTGGTGTGTGTCCGATATAAACTTCTTTAAACATGTCCGTACCCTCTAAATAACCATTTGTTAAATCAGACCAAAAAACTCTGTCCCAAAAATATGTGGTTTTTTCTTGTTTATCGACTGGTATATCTGTATTAAAACCAGCGTGTAAAAATAATCGATTTTGTTCATCAATGTGGTATAATTCAGTTTCCTCTAGGTATTGAATGTGTTTATCAACTAATTCGGGTTTATTGTAATAAGAGAGGTGGGTAGCTTTACCACCTTGGTGGTACCAAGTATCACTATATTCATCCACACCATTTTTTAATGTGTGTCTGAGAAAATCTAATGTCCATTCATCATGATTACCCCTTATTTTTATTAAGTTTTTAATTTTAATTAATTCCTCAATACATTCAGCCACATCAGGCCAACCATCACAAACGTCACCCAAAGATATTAACTTATCATTTTCATAATCAAAGTTAACAGCTTCTAATACTTGTTTTAAAGCCCTATACCCACCATGGATATCCCCAATCACCAATTCTCTCATATTAATTTTTTATGTAACTCCATCAAAAACCCAATTATGTGTGTGTCGTGGACACCCGAACGAATTTCCTCAAATGTTTTACACACTTCAATCGAAGTACCCTTATTAGATGCACTAAACACATTATAAACTAACCCATTGTGTTCTAACACCCATAATTTATTCCTAAACTCACCGGTAATCGTTTTAACTTGTTCCCCAAAGGTGTTAGTTAGTTCTTTTCTGAGGTCGGACATTAAACTAGGTTTATTATTCCTAAAACAATCCATTTGATGGGTTTCAATAACCCATGTTAAAACACCCCGACTACACGTTATTGGTAAACTTACATTAGTACTGTCATTTATTGTTATCATACTATTTAATTTTATTTGGTATAGTGTTTTTAAGTTTATCAAAATCAGAACACATATCTTCCTCATTCTGATATAGGTAAGATGTTTCAGAATCAACTTCCCCACCTTTTTCCACCACCTCAATGGAAGGTAAACCATATGAACTTTTAAAAAAATGGTAACCATTTTTAATTATGTTTTTTGAATCATTCTGTAATGAAGTGTTTTTAAACTTAACTATTGTATTTTTCGACATAATCTTGTAACTTTAAATAAATTATTGAAATAACTTGTCTATCACAATTTTTTGTTTCTACCCCATCTATGGAATAGATAATATCATAATAATTACATAATTGGTGTGGTATTAAAAGGTATAGGATTTCTTTTTTATGTAAATTACATCACCTTTACTATCAATGGTGTCTGTGTAGTAGAATAAATTACTAAAATATATTCTACGACCAACCATATCACACTCCTTTACCATTTCGATGGTTGATTCAGATTCTTGTCTACCTAAAAGGTGATTGTCAAAAACACCCATCAAACTAGTGTTTTAGTTAAGTGGTTATAATCTTTTAGGTATTTTTCATAAGAAGCCTCATCCATCTCTTTTAACCTATTAAATTGAATCCCTATCCTACTTTCAGAAATAGTAATTTCACCTTTTTTAATTTGTTTCATCTTAACGGTGATATTCTTCTCAATTTGTCTTATTTGTTTTAACATACAACGGGTTTTAAAAGATTAAACATTTATTTAAACAAATATAAAAAACTTTTCTTAATAAAACAAGTAATTAGAAATCTAATTAAAAATATCTATACCCACCCAAATTTTTTTAGGTATAAACTCTAATCTTTTTATCACCATAGACACACCAATTATTGACTTATATACCCCATCTTCAACTCTCCAACTCACCAAATTTTGGTTGTGATTATCAATATAATATAATCTACCCATTGGTACTAAATTAAGTGGTCGAACGGATACTAAATCCTGACCAATTGTTCTAGCCATTACTTGTTCAGCCATTGGTAATAAAGTATTATGATGTATAGGTTCACCATTAATAAATGGGTACATAATATCATTCAATATTTGTCTATTAACTTCAGTTGCAACTTGTTCAGATAATAATGCTGTCAATTCAGCCTCAGCGTCGATGTTATGGAATGCTGTTAAATCTTGTGTTAATTCAGGTGTCCAAGTAACTCTTAAGTTCCTTGTTCGTATTTCTACTACTCCGTTATGAACATAATTACCAGTTATAAAGTTATGTGTGTAAGAACTTTTTTTAATCATTATCATTAGTTAATGTGTCAGATAATGTTTGGTATAATCTGTTATTTATGGGTCGGATTGTGTACCTTGATGAGATTGATTGGTTAGTTTGGTATTCATTCGAGACTACCTCCGTAAGTTCCATGGGTATGTATGGTACAAACATATAACCAACATCTAAAAAATTGTTTCCTATTTTAAGGTGTACACCCTTACCTGTGATGAAATTATGACGAATATTGTCACATTTTATTAAAACGTTGTCCATGTTAGTAAATACTACATAACTTCTAAATTATGTGTACACTTTGGGCACGAATAACTCACATTAAATCTTTTATCGGTCACTATTTGTGTTCCACTACAACAATCATAAACACTTGTATCATCTTTTTTAGGTTTTTCATTAACTAAATCATACAAACAAATTAGGTCTTTATTAATAATAAAGGCATATCTATGTTTTCTAGTTCTAGATATCCAAACACCCTCTTTTTCTTTAGTAGTACCCCTTGGGTTAACTTTACCACCATCAGTGTAGGAAAAGAAATCACTCTTTTTGTTGGTTAATCCGTAATAACTGAAATTACATACTTGGTATATACTACCAGTGTGTCTACTATCATCAGCTAAAGTGATTACAGCTCTAATTTCTTCTTTTTTAAGGAGTTTAATACTTGTTGATAATAAAAACGATGTCGCGTTGGTTCCATTTAAGTTTGGCATAACACATAATCTACTTAGTTCTAATACCGATTGGTCAGTGTTAGGCAAACCAAACCAACCTTTTAGTGCAACATTACCTTGTGGGTTAGAAAACGCCGTTACACCTAATAATTCACCACCACCCTTATGATACATACCATAAGAAAATTTAGCAAAGAATTTAGCTGCACCTAAGTAATGATAGGTCTTTATGAACTCATATGCTATTTTTTTATCGATTAGTTTAATTACGTAATCTTTTTTCTTAAAATCGTTGTTGTGTGTTTTTTCAGGTTCGGATTTCATCTTAAATATTGGGAAGTTCCCATGTGGTACTGTGTATTCATCACCACTATCTTTGTCTTGGATTAGGTGACCACCATCCAACGGTTTCAAATAAACCCCGATATTATTAGTCTTACTTAAAAAAACATCACCAGGGTTTAAATCACCTAATAATGTGTGTTCTTCATTAAAATTCATGTCTTAATATGTGTTTATTGGGTTCGATGTTTATTCTAAAAACTGTTGATAGATTTTCTATTTTAGATATGTCAACAGCTAATAAGTTGTAATCAACACTCACCACCCCGTTAGGTTCTATAGAACCATTAGCTCTGGTCGCTAAACCAAATTCACCATTTAATATACCATTGATAATTAGTTCGTTATCTGTTTGTAAATCACCAACCATTGTCCCCCCAACCATTCTTAAATTAGTTATCTGATGTGTTGGGTTTTCGGTTAAATGGGTTTGTGGTTGATATAGTTCAAAATATCCACCCAAGTATGTTTTTTTATTAACACATAACTTAGATAATAACTCAAACGGGTACACCCTATCATTCTTATTTATTACATTAGATTCAAGTATTTTAATTGACATTCTCATGTGTGTATGAATATTGGTGTGTTTTCACCCATCCATGCTTGGATTATATTAAATGAAAAATACTCATGAGCTTCCTCAAAAGACATATTATCTCTCGTTATTAAAATATCAATAATCTTGGAGACACTATAGGCCACAACTGGACCTAAATCTATTCGTTCAGCCATACCAATGATAGCCTCATCGAAACCATCACATGTTAACGCCTCTTCATTGTATTCTATAATTTCTTGATGTGTCATACGATAATAATAGGTATAAAAAATGGGGTTATAAACCCCATTTTTATTAATTACCATATTTTTCCATTACCACTTAACACAAAGCTTTTGGTGCCCATTCTATTATATATTATAACACCATTACCATTTAATGGTGACATAAAATAATCAATATCTACATACCACCTACTTTTACTAGCTTCTATGGCTTGTTCCTCCCAATTTTTAACTTGACAGGTAATTGTTCTACCCTTATATTCCATTATTAAATCAGCCCCAAATAACATATCAATGAAGTCACCATTACCACCTTGATATAATTTTTTCATACCGAATTTTTCTAAAACTTTACAAACATAAGATTCAGCAGCATCACCTATATTTGTCATATGGATTGAATTTCTAGTAAACACCTTTATATCATCAATTGAGTAATACTCGTTGATTAGTTGTGATAATGTGGGTTTTATACTTTCTAGATACTTCTTAACACCAATTAATTCTTTATCCATCAAATTACTAAGTTGACCTTTTTTTATTATTAAATCAGTCACTAATTCAGCCAAATCACTATAATTCGTGTTTAATTTATTAACGTAATGCCACTCACCACCTTCATCTATAACTAAACCAGCTTCTAATAGTTTTTCATGTATATACACACCATCCACCAACTTAATAGAATTAAATTTTCCGGTGTCATAAAGTAGTTTTAGTGGTTCTTGGTATTCTTCAGTTCTATCCTCAATAACCTTAATAGTATTTAACATGTTATCAACAATACACCTCAAACCCAAACCACTCCCACTATATAACCATGAAGATAAACTACTAATTTTCTGACATAGTTTTCTAGCCTCTGGGTCACTAAAGTTTGAACAACTTTTGTAATTAGTTTTACTAATCTCCTCTTTTATTATTTTCTTTATATTCATAGTCATATATGATTTATCTACTCAATTACGTATCCATGTTTTTACCAAACATTTCGGATTCCTTAGCTCTTCTAGGTATGTGACCTTGGTATGTTATATGTGTGTTTTTAATCTTTTCTCTAGCTTCTTCATAATCACCTCGTTTAACTATTTGTATAAAATCTGAGTTCCTAAATCCACTTACACCCATATTAAATATCATAGATATCATAGCTTCATACATGTCTTGGTCTATTTCATACCCAACACCCTTTTTATCCCAATCATTTAACAATCGGTCTAATCCATCTTTTGCGTATAAAACATCAGCTTTAAATAATTTTTTAGCCCTTTCTATAGTAATCACATCACCCTTTTTAAATTGTGACTGATTAATTCGTTCAGCGTGACCCCAACCAATTGTAACCATATCATCACCTAATTGATAAGCTTTTAATACAGCTTCACCTTTATTTTTTCTACTACCCTCCTCATATTTAAGGAAGTCAATTAGGTTTTTAGTCACCTTGGTTGGTTTAGTATATTTAACCCCCTTAACCTTTGGTGTTGTTGGTAGGGATGTACTTGTCATTAAAACCTCTTTTTCAATTTCAGGAACACCGTTTGAAACGATGTTTGAAACACTATTGAGACCTAAGATACTAATTAATCCCGTAATAACATACCTAATCATTTTTATTTTTAAATTTTTTGGTACGCTCTCCACTTTTTTTATAAAGGTTATTAAATATTGTTCAGCTTGTGAACTTGTTTTAACATTCTTTTTTGTATTATCGATTTTATCTTTAACCACATCCCACTCAAATGTTGGTGATGTCTCATCCTCAGATAAAACAATAAGGTCATTAATGAATGACCATTCGTTGAATGATATCACTTCCTCCTTAATTATTTTTCTTATATCCATGTTTATAAATATAATGTTAACGCATAAAAAATGGGGTAATAATTAAATCATCACCCCATTTTTTACTGAGTTACCTCAACGACAGAGACGTTAGTTTCCACTTCATCCCATGCGTCTATTAGTACCTTAGCGAACTGACTTTCTTTCCCAGTCCACCCTGACAATATAGCTCCTCTATATAAATTTTCAGGAACAACCGAGTTATTATATCCAGCTGTTTGTATCGTAAACATATTAACCTTCGGGTTAACATCTTTCCTATACCTCTCAACTAATTTAAGAACATCGATGTAGTTCCCATAACTAGTACCACCATAAATATAGTCTTTATAGTCACTTCGGTTTATCCCAAACAACGAACCGTGTCCAGCTTGTTGGTCTGAGTATATAAAGATATTGTCGTAGTGAACTTTGTTTTCGATTGCCTCCTTGAAGAACAACCAAATACCATTTTCAGTTCTTGGACCTTGTTTTTTACCTCGTTCTTTGGTTTCTTTCATTTGAGATAAGATACCATTTCTTTTCGAAACAGGTTTTAAATCTAGTTTATCACCGAAAACGCCAACCTCACCTTCATCAGATTGTATCGCGGTAATTATACTAGACAAGTTACCTATATCAGCAACAGTAACAGTACCATATTCAGAATTAAAAGAACCCCAAGCCGAACCAGAGTTATCAGATAAACAAACTGTTTTACCCTTTAATTTAGGTAAATTTTTCACCGAAATATCAAGACACTCTTCAAGTGCATCTTTCAATAGACCTTCGTGATTAACACCTTCAATAGCTTTGAACGCTGAGTAATATCTAAAAGGGAATTGTTTACCGTAAAGTACACCGCCTTTTAATTTTTCACACACATCTTTAGTGAATAGTAGGTCATTAACCTCTGTGAAGATACCTCTAAGATTTATTAGTAAAGCCATATGAGGTATTTTGATTGTATCAAAAATCTCTTTCCATGTTTTACCTTCGGACCTTAAACTTTCCCATGTTCGTGAACTTTCTTCCACAGTGACATTACCCGTAGTCATCATCTCTGTAATGACATCTGATTTAGCGTGAGAAATTCTCACTAAATCTATAAGTCCTTTGGATTTATACTTATTCATTCTGTAAGCGTCGAACTCACCTAACGCGTCAGCCCAAACCCTTTTTACGATTGACGGTAAACCCTTTTTGGTCACATTTAACCACATGTAGTAGTCAAACTGATTTGTGATGTCATCAGGTCTGATAATAAGTTCAGAACCAATTTTTCTCATAACACCAGGGTTTTCTTTGTTAAATTCAACCCTTCCTTCGTGTCTTGCTGCTCTAATAAATATTACAGCTGGGTTCATCCTCATGAAATACTCGTGTCTTAAAGTACGAGCTAATTCCAAAGTCCCCATAAAGTTTTCAGTTAATGCCTCATCAATACACTTAGTAAAAACATCTGTTGTTGTTTCAACTTCATCGTCAGAATATAACCCAAGTACGTCATTCTTCATAATAGTCTGAATATTGGTTGGTTTATCGTGTGATGCTTTGTAGTAAGATGGTTCACCGAATATTGAACTCCCAGCTACAATCCTTAACGTGTCTAATGGTTTTAAGGTATAAGATGTACCTCCCATAAAATTTGTTACGGACGTTCCTTCGTGTGTTCTAATACTCGACACTGTTTTCTTAGAAGATTTTGAAAATTTACTCATAGTTTTAATATTTTATTAATGTTTAGACATAAAAAACCCCTTTACTGATTGGTGGGGTAGTAAAGGGGTTATAAAGACAACACCCCACATTAGTGGAATGTTGTTTTTTGGAATATCCTTTACTGAGAATAGTTGATAGAGTATGGTTTTTATATATAAGCTATAGATGTAACTCGTATCACCGCTTCAGTAAATATTTTAGACTTATTTAGGTCTATTCGAGATTTACTCAGAATAGTTCATATGTTACATATTATTGTTGGTTACTTTTATTCACCTCTAATGTATGACACGTTACAGATATAGGATGTAATCCTCTTAAGTTACAGTGTCATAAGTTTCTGACATCTTATTTAAGGACGTTTATGTTAGTCCGACAATTTTAATTCACAACTTTGGTTTTTACACTTCCCGTTGTTGGTACAATATTGACAAATATCCCTATCTATTTTAAGAAGTATCTATTTTAACCGCTTCGAATAAACCTAAAAGTCTTTGTTTCTGTTTGTTTATTAAAAATATGTATCTTTTTTCGTAATGTCAAGGGTTTACCCTATTTTTTAATCACAAATTTTCTAATTGATTAATTAAATTTTTAGCTGTCTCAATATCACCATTATCGAGTGCATCTTGTGCTTTTACTAATAATCCAGCCTTATCATCACCCACCACTTTTATTTCTGAAGCCATCTCTAATAGTTTAACCCTTATAATTGGTTCACCTATGAGTTTAATTTTAGTTGTTAAAGCCTCAAACTCAACTCTATCCATTGGGTTTTTATTATCACAATGTTCATTAATCTCCGTGATTAAATTATTAATAATTTTGGTACCATTTTCTCTTTCACTTACAGATATTTGGTGTGACTTATTTTCTAATAAAGAGTATCTAATTGTGTGAATATTAGCCATGAATGTTTTCTCAGGTGATTCAACAATATCACCACCTTCCGTTAAAATCCTAACACAATCATCCACCATATCCATAATTATATTTTGACTTGTTGTTATAATTCTAACCTCATCGTTTATGATTGTTGAACTAACAATCATTGATATGAAATTCTTCACCTGTGGTAAGGACATTTCTTTTTCAGGGAATAAGAATGTTGTTGGTGAAAACTCCAACATTTCCTCAATCTGTTTATTTGAGTGGTAAGGTGCTACCAAACATTTTAATACTTTACCACCATACATCATTTTTGATGTTGATATTTGTTCTTCCGTTAATTCGAATAAATTCTTTACCATATTATTTAATTAAATGTTTAACACTTTCACATGGTACACATGTAACCCCTAACCCAGTTGCATCTGTACTAAAAGATTTTCTTGATGCGACAATACCAAAACATAAATTAGTTCTACTGTCTCTCACGTATTGAATGTCGTTAGAATCAACATCTACATTACCAGATGTAGATACACTACAACTCATCATTCCTAACCCTAATCCTAACACCATTATTCTTCTCATATTTTATTTATTTTAATCCCACCAATTCTCGATTTTTTGATTTAGAATTTTGAACAATAAATTTTTACATCTTACTTGGTTTTCATGTGCAATTTCCATCGCTATTATTTTACCACCATCTTCTTGTTTTTTTTCTAATGGTTGATTAAAACGATTAATTTCCCCACTAATAACTTTTTTATATTGTCGGGGATATTTTTTAAAGTATTCACTAAAATTTTCAGATAAAAACACATCGTTAATTTCATAACTCTTTATATCACTTTTTAATTTATCTAAGTTTTCACCAAAAGTAATTTTATTTTCATAGTATGACTGATATTCCATATTATAATACTCATCTTGACAATGTCTAATTAATTTAGTACATAATAATATTTGTTCAGAATCACGTTTAGATTGAGTATGAATACCTTGATTTTTTAACTTAAACCTTAATATTTCATATATGTAAAAAGTATCCCAATCACGGTCTTTATATATGATTGGGAACCACTTAATTAAGTTTTTAATCCCATATATAAAATTCCTAGGGACGTGTTTAGCATCAAATCTAATCCAAATTTTTAATTTATCTAACATAGTTTTTATTAAATATATTCTTTTATGATTTGTGAAACAACTTTGTTATCAGCCATACCTTTGAAGTTTTTATTAAATTCACCCATCATTTGACCGATGTTATTTAAACCATTCTTACTATATGTGGATATGATTTCACGAATTCTATCTTCACCCATTAAAATAGGTAGATACGTTTCAATATAACTTAATTCCTTTTCGGATTCACTGTTGTTTGTTTCTTTAAGTGATTTTTCCATTTTCTTAACCACCACCAACACATTTTCATCTGTCGGTTCAATACCTTTACCACCCATGGCATCTATTTCTCCTTTAATTACCCCAAGGAAATTCTTTTTATTCATGTCTTTAGCTTTAAAAGCTGTCATGAAATCTTTGTTAATTTGTTCTTTTAGTGTCATTTTTTTTTATTTTTTAATAAAACTAATCTTCGTTACTTGGTATAACCAAACACCTGTGACCAATGTTAAACAATGGGACATTAACCCCAATAATTCATGCTTAGATGATAACCAATGGTATATTTCGGATAAAAAAATGACCCAAACCACCCATGTTAATATAAACACAATTATTTTCGATATTTTTTCTAAAATTTTACCCATTCTATTCGAATTCTATGATTTTACTCCTAACGTGACCATTTATTTCGGTTATTATAAAAAAGAAATAAGTTTTTCCGTATTGAACAAATGATGTAAACATGTATCCCTTGTCTTTTTTTAACATTTTTCGTATATATGGGTCTCGTTGAATTGCGTCCCAATATATATTTTCATCCTCAGAATATTTATTATCAATATTAAAAATAATGTGTACTTTGGAACTGTCAATGTGTTTTACTAATAAATCTTCGAAGTGGTAATCCCACATAATCCCCCTTTCATAGTCACCAGGTATACTATCCCACCGTAATGGGTGTTCCCTATCAGCGTTTATTGAATTGTGTATCCGATTAGATGTCCCAGTCATAAAGATTAGACTATCCATTCTCGTCGTGTCGGCTGTATTAAACCACATTCTACTATACTCCTCTATTTCTTGACCAAAAGATGGTGTTGAGGTTAATAAAATTAATACATAAAGTAACTTTTTCATAATATTTATTGTTATACCTAATTTAAATTTTTATTTCAGATAAAAAAACTTCAAAGGTCTCAACCGTTCTTTGTGATGGTACACCAAATTTATCAACATAATCCACATAGTCGTAGTTTTTATAAAACCGCCTAACGTCAACTACTCGATATTCTTTCTTAACACCTTTTTTGAATAGTTCCTTATTTGGGAACCTTTTGTTATACCAAATTTCATCCATCATTGTGTCAAAAAATATGATTTCATTTATTGATGGTACACAAGATGTTGGTGTTGTTAAAATATTTTCATCCTCAAGCCAATAGGATATTTCTGTTTTATCTTTACTCATATTAATTCATGTTAATTATAAAATGTCCATACTGTGTGATGAAAATGTCTATTTGTTCTAGTTCCGTTGGTTTCATAATGTAATATTAGTTATTATTTTTTAATTAAACAAATTTAAATGTGTTTTGTGGTGTTGTTCCTTTAGTTAGGGTCATATAATAACCCATCACCATTAGTGTCAATGTGTACTAATTCTAATGTATCGTAAACGATAGGTGAATTGGATTGTTTTGATGTCATTCTCGATTGAATTTCTTGTTCATTTTGCCTTGTTGTTTCTGACATTTTATTGTCAAATTTAAGGAAATATGAACCATAAGATTTGTAGTTAGGTCCTCTTTTTGCGTCGGATTCAACTACTTTTTCTGTTCTAAACTTGTAACGATACACATAAACATCTTTACTTTTTTGACAAGATATTATTGTTAATGTTATAATAACTATAAATACGATTTTTTTAAATGTGTTTTTCATAATGTTTATCTTTTAGTTTGTCTACAAATATACTTTACTAAATTGGATTGGCAATGATATTTATGATAAAAGTTTTATGAAATTTGATTATATACACAGGTTCTTACCTATAAATGATGAGGTTATACCATTAAATGAAGAAGTTATACCCGAAATGACACCTTTTAATGTACCACACTTATATGAAACAATGAGGGGAAATCGATTTATAATTCATTTTCCAGATGTTCTAAATATAGAATCGTGGGTTGTGTCATCGATGGTTAGACCAAGTATCACAATGGGATTAAATGGTAGTCATGAATGGGATGAAATGGTGATTAAATTTAGGGACCAAATAGGTGTATCAACTTCAAATAGATTATGGGAATTATTTATTGGTGTTACATCACAAACGGAAACACTAACCGTTCACGGTGATTTACTTAACGAATATCGTGATAGATATTCCGATATTAGAGTAAATGGGTTAACATTTAATTTAGAAATGTTAGACCCAAATGGTGTTGTCGTTAGTAAGTGGACAATTAATAATTCTGAAATAATTAATTTTGGGTTTGGAGATTTGTCTTACGATGATGGTGGTGTAGTTGAATGTTCTATGACCGTTAAGCCACAGAACGTCCAACTACATTTTTAAACTAAAGTTGATTCTATTAATGTGAATTCATCTTTGTTAATAGCTTTGGAAATCCACCTATTCAATTCAGAACCTTTCATTTCATCGTAGAAAGTTGTTGTACCTAAATCATCGGATAAGGTATATTGTGGTTGGTCATAAACTGTATCACTCTCAACCACAGTTGGTATTGGGAATTCGTAGACATTTCCATCTACTTTAACTTTGTAGTAAATGTTTCCAGCTACATATCGACTTAATTTAGCTATTTCTTTTGACTTATATAAGTCTTTCTTTACATCATTAACATTCATATCATTTAATTTTTAGAACCCCCGACTGGATTCAAACCAGTGACCGACGCTTTAGAAAAACGTTGCTCTATTCACTGAGCTACAGGGGCTTGTTTTTTTAGTATTCCCAACGGAATTCGAATCCGTAATCTTCACATTGAAAGTGTGGTGCCTTATCCAATTTGGCCATAGGAATATTTAATTTTTAGAACAAAAAAAATCCGATTATTTCTAATCGGATTTTTTAAAGTTTATATAATACAATATTACTTCATATCCGATGTGAATAAGTCTCTCTTTCTTCTCTTCTCTCTATGTTAGTAATTATTGTCATTGTTTCTTGTTTTTTATAAGTATACTACAAATATAGTAAAAGTATTCTAATTGTCAAGTATTATTTTTTTTATTTTTTACTCTTGTCCTTCTTGAATCACCATATTAACAACTTTACTTAATTTCTTTTTCATTTTATCAGCTTTATATTGAAACCTTTTTTCAAAAAATTCAAAGAACTTGATTGGGTTGTTTTTCACATTTTCGGGTACTTTTTCCATAAACGGGATTTCAATACCCATTTTCTTAAGATGTACTTGTGCATCCCGTATTATTAAATCCCACTGTTCAATTAATTTACCATATACATTATCACCCATTTCGGATTCAAATTTATCCATAAACTCTTTAGAGTTGAAACCTTTTAACATCTGATAATCTTTCCACGGTTCACTGGTTTTTAGAAACTTTAATGCTGATTCCTTATCAGTTGCATTGTGTTGTTTCATCGAATAATATAACTGAGGTACCCTAGCGTTAACCTCAAAAGATAATGAAAGGTACATAATGTGTAAAAATCTATTCCATGTTGGCATATCCGAAATTTTTAGTTTTTGTGGTAATACATTAAGTATAGTCTCTTTACCAAAACCAATTGTTTTTTTACCACCCAATAATTGTCTATATGTTTGGTATATGTGTGTTAGTTCATGACCAACAACAGGTGTTAATGTGTTGAATAAATTTTTTTCGTGGTCATTATTTTTTTCACTAATAAATGAAAATGGTATGTTAACGATAAATAATAATTCATTTTTTGGGAATATTGTTGCTTTACCTAATTTTTTTAATTGTATATTAGCTAAATCATCTGATGTGTAACTTTGTGTTGCCTCAAAATTCTTACCATAATTACCACCCTCAAAGACTACATCAGGTAAAACACACAACTCAACAGTTAACTTTGGGTTATATAATGGTAAATTTTTGAATGTTTCGGATTTTAAAAATTCAAACATATCACCATCAAAGTGTATGTCAACCAACATATTAGTAAATTCTTTACCATTAATTTGATAAGCACCCTCATACATTGTGTATTGATTACCTCTCCACTCTATCTCACTACCTTCCCATTTATCTCGACTAATAATAACATCAACCGTTGATACCACCATTTCTGATACATAACCAACCCATTTATCTATTGCTGTGGGTACACCCATTATCTCATTTATAAGTTCTTTCTTTTTCATACACTTATAAATATGTGATTACTCCATAGATGTGTTATATTTTAAATTCCTTAACATCTCTTCTTGTTCATTTGATAGTGCATTAGGCATCACCCCATCAACTGTGATGAACAAATTACCCCTAACACCTGAACGACCATCCATTAATCCTTTAGCTATTAATCTAAAAACTTTATTAGGTGGACACAATTTATCAACCTTTATTTTAACTTTACCATCAAGTGTTATGATTTCTAATTCAGTACCCAACATTAGGTCAATTATATTAACTTTTTCTCTTTTGGTAATGTTAAGTCCGTCGATTTCAAATAATGGGTGTTTTTTCAATACAATCTTAAAAATAACATCACCATGGTTTGAACCATTTACTTGATTACCGATACCACTCATTATAATGTTACCACCCGTCATACCTTTCGGGATGTTAATGGTTACATTTTTAATAGATTTTTTATTACCTGAACCATGACAACCACCACATTGTTTGGTGAAAACACTACCCCCACCATTACAGGTATTACAAATGAAACTATGTAGATAATCAGTAAGATAACCCTTACCATGACAATGTGGGCAAACCATAGGTTCCTTACCCCCCTTACCTGAACAATCATCACAAGACGTTGATTGGTTAAATGAAACTTCCTTATCAACACCACTAAAGACTTCCTCCAATGTAACCTCAACAACTAATTCTATAGGTCTGACACTTCTTTTAGTGAATTGGTTACCAAATCCACCAAACCCACTAAATGGGTTATTATTGAATGGATTACGTCTTTGTTTTTCGGGTTCTTTTCTTTTACCAGTCAAAATTTCATAAGCTTCATTCACTTTTGACATTTTCTCAACAGCGTCATCGTCTTTGTTGATGTCGGGATGGAATTTTTTTGACATTTTTCTATATGCCTTTTTTATATCACCCTCAGATGCATTATTTTTTAAACCTAAAACTTCATAATATTGATTCATAGTATTAAACTTATTCATATAGATTTGTAATGTCAATCTATTTATAACATATGTATCAAATTGTTTTAATGGAAAATAGGGTTAAAGTTAAGGTTCTCCACACTTATGGTAGAGAACGTGACGCCATGTATAGATTTAATAAAATTGAATCTGATAATGTGTTTATGTCTAAAAAAACCGTATATAAAGAAAAAGTATTGGTTGATGTGTCGTATGAAGTTCTTTTACTAAAAACTTATGTGGATGGTGATAAGAATGTTTCGATTAAAAATAAGTTTGGTCATGTTATTCAAATAAAAACCGATGATGGTGATTGGGTTGTGATGGGTAAAACTGATTATGACATTGAAGAGGTGTTTAATGTTACGGGTGCTAATAGAAAACTTAATGGTAGTGAAATATTAGAACATGTATTATTGAATAATACTAAGGAATCCAACATGAAACAAGTGGTTATATTAAACAATAAGGTGGTTGTTGAGGGTCTTAATATATTCATGGTAACATGTAAAAATGTTCATGAAGCCACAAGACTTTACAATAAACTGAGGGTTCATTGTTTTGATAAAAATGTTGGTCATGTTGTGTTTTTTGGGACGGTTCCTAAGGAGAACAAAAAATCGTGGTATAAAAAAATCCATAATAGGACTGGAACAAACTATAACAGATTATATCGTTCAAGTTCTAGATAAACGAACATCTATCTATATTATATGTTATAAAATCTAAGTCGTGTTTTAGTAAATAAACCACACCATCAACAACATTAAAACCCTTAACATTTAATAAAACAAATGTTAAATAAATACAAGTGTTTTTAATTTCATCAATTTCATCATTATTTATGTTCAAATTATAGAGGTATGCAACAAATGTCATTAACCACGTTAGATTTAATTCCGACGAATAAAATTCAGTCAATACTGGATTACCCATTTTAACCCACACAATAGGTAATTGTTTTTCATATTGATTGCGGGTGTATAGGTTAGTGAAGTGTTCAATATGTCGGTCATCAAGTTTATCTTTTAGGAAATGACTTTTAAGGTCTTTTAACTCGTTATCCAAGGTTAATAAAAATTGTTCATGTTGTTCATCTGTTATCATAGTAAAAATATACTTAAACCTAATTTAGGATTGAAGTATATTTTTAAGAAAACTATCTCTATGTTGTGGTGTGATGCCATGTTCTATAATAGCCTCTCTATGGTTTTTAGTGCCGTACCCCTTGTTAGTATCCCAACCGTAATTTGGGTGTAGTTCATGTTGTTCTTTCATGTATTCATCACGAGTTACTTTAGCTAAAATAGATGCTGCAGCAATAGAATAGTAAGTGTTGTCACCTTTAATAACACACGTATGTGGTGTTTGATTATATTGATTGAAGTAATCCCCATCCACCAATAAGTGATTAGGCTTAACTTTTAGATTATCCAATGAATTGTGCATCGCTTTCATAGTCGATTGTAGAATATTATGTTCGTCAATGTACTCGGAACTGATAAACTCGATTGAATAGTCGATAGCGTGTTCCTTAATCAACTCATAAGCCTCTTTTCGTTTCTTTTCCGAGAGTTTCTTCGAATCCTTAACAATGTCGTAGTCGAAATCGTGTGGAAGGATTACAGCTGATGCCACAACGGGTCCAGCTAAACACCCTCTACCCACCTCATCTAGGCCAGCTATATACTTTAAGTGGCCTAAGTGAGGTGGGAAGTTTTTTAGTTTATTTTTCATAATTTATTTAATGTTCATATTACTATCCGTTAGCAACTATTTTACCGACCACTCCGAAATTTTAGACTTGATAAATAATTTAAGTTCCACATTTGTTTCTTAATATCTCCCATATTTAGCTTTATTTAATTTATCTTTTAAATTTCTAATCTCATCTAAGAGATTTTCATTTATACCATAACTCGTTCCGTATGCCTCAAATTCTATTTTATTTAAATGACTTAATTCATTAAGTATGTTTATTGCATTTTGCAATGCGATATCTTGTTTTGAGATTATCAAAACTTGGTTTATCGCCACATTGTTTTCTTCTGTTACTAAATTTGAAATTTCCATTTTTTATTGGTTTTTATTATTGATTACTTGTTTACAAATATACAGTATTATGTATTAACAACCTAATAAAAAATGATTTTTATTATAGTTTTCATAATTTATTTAATACCAACGTAAGCTTAAACCGTTTTACCAATTCGGAAAATATCATATCGGTATCTTCGGGCGTTGGCGGTACACACATTCTATGGCTCTTACCCCCTGTTCTTGCAAGTTCTGTAATTTGTCTTTCTACTTCTTTTATCAAGGTTTCATTACTCATTTCTGATTGCAATTCTTTTAATCTTTCTACTGTCATATTTCTATTATTTAAAGTTTGTAATTCGTACTTTTAATTAACATTTGTGGGAGAAAATTTAAAAAGTTTTTCCACACTCTCCTTACTTCCCCCTATTTTACCGTTCGCACTTAAACTACTTTTAGTTTGTTTTTCCCAAACACATTTAAAGTCATTCGGTGCATTGTATTCACTTACATAAATTGTATGTCCTTGTTTACTAATACCCCTTACCCAATCCCAAAAATAAATATGATTAAAATCTTTTGACGTTGAATATTGTTTTGTTCCTTGATATGGGATATCACAATAAACAATACTATTAGGTGGTAACTCTAATTCAGTATAATCAACACTTTTAAACTGACATCCTTTAATCCTTGGAAGTTGTTTTTCGATATTCCTTATCGCTTCAGCAATGTAGTCTCTAACCGTTCCAATTTTCGTGTTTGATTTTCCTGAATAACCACCATCAAAAAATCTCCCATTTGCGGAACCCATCCAACCTATCCAACCTATCATAAAATCATCAAATTCTATATTAGTTCCATTGTTATATTCAGTTCTTGCTTTATCATATAAATCTTTTGGTATTTCATATGGTCGTTCACGATTTTCTAATAAACCATTCCACATGGCAATAAGGTGTTTGTTTTTATCGTTTGCTATTCGACTTCCATCAACATCACAAATCATATTCATACCACCAGCAAATGGTTCAACATAACATTGTTCAGGTTTTCTGTCTTTTAAAATAATCGGCAAAATCTCTTTACTAAATCGTGCCTTACTTCCCATATATTTCATATTAAAATTATTTTTATTATAGTTTTTTTAATTTATTGATAACCTTCATGTTCAAAATTTAATACGATACCTAATATGTTAATTTCAAATGGTTCAACTAATTCATCCTTTTCTATTTCCAACTCCTTAACCTTAGCCACCTCTTTCTGTAACTCCCTATGATTTAATATTTCCAAATTGAAATTCATTTCGGTTGGTAATATGAATTTACCTTGTTTAACCTCATCCATTTCAATTAGTGAAATAACAAAATCTACATAATTTTTAAGTTTAATCATTTGTAAATAATTTAAATAATTTATGGTACCACTTTATTTTTTTTTGTGGTTTATTGGGTTCGTTTTTTATTAGGTCACCCATTCCGTTTTGGACATCGTGAATAAATTTTCTTTTGTTAGCGTCAGTTGATAACGCATCTTGTTCCATTTTTCGTCTTTCGTGATTAACGGTCCATTCAATGTTTGGGTCTTCCATCTATTACTTTATTTAATTTAAATTTAATATTATCAGTGTGTTCGATATATCTACCCCACCTTTCAAAGACATCAACGTGTTCTTTCCTATCATCCCACATTTCCATCTCTTTAATAGACGGGTATTTATCAATAATGTCAGCCATATGTCTCATTTTACTATTTTCGGTTAAACCACCCTCTTTAAAAAGGTACATATCGAAAGTGAAACCTTTTTTATCTAAAATTTTTCTAACCTGTGGTTCCAACTCTATAACTCTTCCTGTCAATAAAACTTTTAATGTATTTGGGTTTTTTGATTCCTCCATATAATCCCTAACAACTTCAGGGTTGGTAGTCATATCGAAAACATCCATATCTAATGACTGTGGTCTTGTCCACCATGATAGAAAAGGCCATTTTTCCTTGTTGTAATAATCAGCCCATTTTTGTTCATTTCCCTTTGTTTGTATTGGTGAATTAACCATGGTTGAATCAAAGTCAAATATTGCTACTCTACTATACATATATCATTGTTTTTACTTTATACTTACAAATATAATAACAATTACTAATAAAGGACACAAAAAAATGGGAATATTAATTTTTATACTAATCAATTACGGAATATCTAATATAGTTGTTCACGGGTCAATCTTTAACGGTTTTAGAGGTTTTTGGAACAGGGTAAACCCTGGTTTCTTTGGAACACTATTTTCCTGCATGATATGTTTCCCGACATGGTCGGGATTTATTGTATCAACAATTTTTCAATTGATGGGTTATGATAATTTATCCCCGTTAGCTAGTCAAGGTGTTGATAATATCTATTTATCTGTGTTTTTAGATGGTTGTATTGCGTCGGGAGCTGTTTTTTTCATTCACATTATTGAAGAATGGTTTGAATTAAACGCACCAAGGGATTAATTAACCCAAACTAAGACATATTTATGTTATATGAGGGGTATTATTAAAAAAATATTAAAGGAATCTGAGTTTGATTGGGTTACTAATATTGATGGGTTTTTACCTATGAGTACATGGTTTAATATGGGTGTGGATGAAATTACCGAAATATTTGGTGATTACGGACCCATAAATAAAAAGGATAAACCCGTTGTGCACGTAAAAGGTAACTTGGAGTACTCAGTTGGTGAATTTATTTACATCGATTGTTTATTCATGGTAAATGGTTTCACCTCGGATATTATTGATTTAGAATTCGTGGAAAATCATGATAAACCACTTGATTGGAGTTGGCGTATGGATAATGTTAACTACATTATCCTAAGTTCATCAGATGAAAGTGATTTGAATATATTAATGTCAATAGTTAATTAATCACATTGGCGATTTCCTTCATCATTTCCTTCTTCCCATCTTTCTTGGCCGTAATCTTCAATTAATGTTGTTATCACTATCTAAACAAACACCAACAACTGTTTTATTTGGAAAAACTACTTCATCTCTTACAAATGTTTTTACATTAGATTTAATTGACATAATTATTGGCTTTTATTTTTCTATGTTTAGTCATATGACATTACAAATATACAAAAAATAATGAAACAAAAAAATCCTGAACCAAAAAGATTCAGGATTTTTACCATTATGTTAATTAACCTATAGTTCTAATATATTAAATAAATGTGTTTCAACAAGTTTATCATGGAAACTTACCGAGTGTGTTTCAGTAACACTATGTTCTTTAAGTATCTTTTGTGTTACTAACGATTGTAACCATTCATTAATTTTATTGTCTGCTGCTATACTATTTAATGCACTGAACTCTTTGGTCCCGTTCACCTCTTTATATATAACATCAATCTGTTCTTCCGTAAAGTCGTTCATATCAGTTAACTCATACTCGTACTTAACGGTGTAAAAGTTTAGGTCATTTAATGCCTCAACTCTTTGTTCTGTTTGGTTATAATTTTTTGGTAACCCCATTACGCTTCTACTGGTTTTTTTTTATCTTCGGTAACTACCTTAGATTTCTCCTCTTTATCTGTGTTATTATTTTTACTCTGACCACCCAATTTTAATACATCGGTATCTGAACTAAATCTTAGAACTTTCAACTCATCTAAAGTACTTGTTTCAAATACTTCTTTAAGTTGAGCTACTTTTTCTTTAAGTAACTCTTCCTTTTGTTCTACTTCAATATTCTTATCAACAACGTCAACACTGAACCAATCAATTAAGTTATCAAAACTCTCTGTTTCACTATAAATCATATAGTGTGACCATCCCTTTTCGATTATTGTTGGTAGTAGTTGACTCATGAACACTCCGTCTGAAGGAATTGTCCATGTGTTTTTCATATGTACTTCTATCACTGAGAACTCATCAGCTTTTTTAATACCACGAAGATAAGGGTTTAATTTTTTAAATATACTTTCAATCATATCTTATATTTTAATCCCCACAAATATCGTGGACAATAAGTAGGAGAGGGAAAGTAGGAATAACACAAGTTGTATCGTAGATACTTCGTATTTTCGTTTCCATCCCTCTTCTTCTCTTAGTCTCCTAATCACTTGCCATATATGTAGACCCACATTGAGTATACTCATGAAAAATGTTAGGAAAAAAATCTTATTTATTAAAGATTCAAACATTAGACAGCTGGGGTATCTTTTTTAGTTTCACTAATTTCCATTCTTACATCCTTAGCGAAATTTCTAATTTCTTGTAAAGATTTTCTAGCTCTCGTTCCAGCTGTTTTATTACCTTTTTCTTGGAATTTACCGTAATCTTCTTCGAAGTTAGCTACCATTGTTTTCAATTCTTCTAATCTGTTGCTCATTTTAATTTGTTTTTTTTTTGTTCTATTATTTGTCCCCGTTTTCTTTTCCCTCTGGAACGGATATATCATCGATTAATGATTCCCATAACTTAATTTTATTAATGATGTTAGAGTAATCATCTAAGGTTTTAATAATAGTACTGACTTTTTGTTCGTCCTTACTAGATGTTGGGTCTAGTAAACTTGTTAAGTGATACTCAACTTCTTTTTTATCCTGTACTAACCTTGTTGTTACTAAATTCATTAAACGTATATCAGCCATAATTTCATTATCTGATTTAATATTAACGATTATAGGTATAAATCTAAAGGTTACACATGAATACTTTTGTCAAATAACTTATATAAATCAAAAAACGTCTCCAATTCTGAACGGGTTTTAGTTGATGAATAGGTAAAACTTGTTTCCCAAAATTCCATAAGTTCACCGATGATTTCATTTGATTTGTCTTCTTCATCATAAAACGATTCCATAAATAACGAGTTAAAGTAAGAATACATCTCAACACTATCTTCAAAATATATATGTTCCATTCTAAATGACGTTATAACTTGATTCCAACACCACCCAAAGTGTTTTTTAATGTCATTCGTACTCATGATGTCATCACCCATATATGTTGATACAACGGTGTTAAAAATAGACCTAATAAAGTCCATGTATAGTTCCGTTTTTTCTGGTGTGACATTGTTCACCCTATATAATATGTATATATCTTCCTTTTTCATTGGTTTTGATATAAATTCTATAAGATTTATTGTTGTTTTGAATTTGTTATTATCCATGATTAAAGTATAGTACCTATTTGTGGTAATTAAAGTGATAATAACATATCGATTAATTCTTGTTGTGGGAACATATCAAATTTATCTTTCCTAGTATTAGTATGCGTTAATAAACCTTTAACCTTTCCATAATAAGCATCTTCATTAAATTCAAACCCATTAACACCATTTTTCTTAATCTCACTAACTAAACCTTGTCTAACATCTATGTTATCACGTTCAGCAATAAAAAGAATAAATAACCTTAGTGATTCAATTTGTTTATCTGAATATTTGTGCCATGTTTTATGACCCCTAAACTTTTTATCTAATGTCACCATTTGAGATTCATGTACTTTTGACCCAGACCATGTTTTACCATCAACTAATTGACCAAAGTTACATACCTCAATACCAACTGAATGTGTGTGCATATGTTGTGAACCATTTTTACCTAAGTGCCAACCATAACCACCTTCAGGAAATGCTTGTAATATTTTACCATCAAATTTATTATCGTCATTTTTAATTGATGGTCCACCTAATACAAATTCTGTTGCTATCGAACCTCTGGTATCATTACCCCATTGGGTAATGGTATTGTGTGGGTTGTGCCATCCGGCTGTGTGATGTAAGAATAAAAATTCTTTGTTCGTTGGTCCTGTTTTATATTCACCCTTTGGTAGAAAATGACTTTCTATCACCAATTCACTTGATGTTAGGTGTTCATTATTATTTAATTCAGAATTATCTGTTGTAGCTAATCCCATCTCATCCCAAGTTTTCGGACCAACTATCCCATCTACTAAAAGATTTTTAACAGTCTGCCATTTCATAACGGTGTTATGTGTGTTCCTACCAAACACACCATCAGTGGTTAACCCTAAATACTCTTGTAAGAGTTTAACTTGGTTCCCTTTACTACCTATTTTTAATATCATATTAAAACTTTTTTACATAAAAAAACCACTTAATAAGTGGTTTTTGATTATTATTTTTCGTTGTCACCAACTAACCCGTCTGAATTCCTCATTTGAGTAAACATTCGTTTGAATGCGTCATCAGCACTTTCTGTTATATTCTTTTTTGTTGATATTGAATCATTAGGGTTAAACTCCCACATTGTTTTCATATCACTAATTGTTTCATTAACTTTTTTTGTTTCCTTAACGTGTGTGATTGTTGGTTCACCCTCTTTTGATGTACCTTCCCACATTAATCTGTAATAGTTTTCACCATCAGTAATAGCAAATACTGACTCATCGACCTTAACTCGTGATGGAACTTTACTAGCTATTTTTAGAACTTGTTCCTCTGATATTAATTTACCATTTGCTTTAAAAATGTTACTTTCTTCGATTCCTATATATTTCATTTTTTTGTTTTCTTTTTGTACTCTTACCTTAGGTGAGTTGTGATACGCATCAGGTTCACCGTATTTATATTTTTTATATTTTTTACTATTATCTTTTATCTTTTTATATGTTACATCACCTTCCATTTCAGCGTCATTTCTTTTTTCGAACGATTTATATTGTTCACTATCCTCATCATCGTATTTAAGACTTGACATTTTACCAGCTCCTAACGCTTCAACTTCATAAGCGTTAAAATCATCACTAGCTTCTTTTCTATTAACTTTAGGTGAATCCGTTAAACCCTCACCAATTCTAGATTGTTGTTGTTGGTTTTCGTCAGGTGTTTGGAATTTTTTCATTTTCTTAGCTGTGTCTTTATAGTAAGCAATAGAATCTTTACCAGTTACTTTAGCTTGTTTTTCAACTTCAACTTCACCATTGTGTTTCTCTTTTGGTAATGTTTTACCATTGTTTTCAACACCAGTTTCTTCCATATCATCGAATTGTTCTTTTTCTTTCACAGATAGTTCTTTACCAACACCAAAAGCTGATTCCATCTCGTCGAAATATTTATCTTCGAATAAATTCTTAATACTTGATTTTATTATTTTTTTTATATTTGACATAGTCTTTCTTTATATATAATTATCTTGTTAATCTCTTAATAACAACTTTTTTTACATCTTCTTCTGAAATACCTAATTTCTTAGCCACCTCCGATATATTATCTGATGTTGTTTTACTCAGTATTAATGGTTTATCAGCGTCACCGTTACTACACCACGGTTGGTTGTTGTATTTAGTACAGGTGTCCTTTAATTTAACATATGTCCCATCTTTGTGCCATTTAACTTTATTAAGTTCACTAAGTACACCACTATTTTTTACTTTTTGTACTATTTTACCACCCGTCCATATCGGTTTCTTACCCATATTCCAACTACTATCATCTTTAGCGGCAAACATTGGTCCTGAGAATTGACCTGATGGAGATGATGTCGTTGTTCCACCTACTTCTTCCTCATCAATTATATCACTCTCAACCAAGTTAAATTTTTTCAGTAAATCTTCCTTTTTAATTTTTTTAGTTTTACTTTTGATGGTTAAGTCAATGTCTTTCCAATCGGTTTTAAGTTTTGCTGTAACGTCAACAATTTTTCCACCATCAAAAAATGGTTTGTCATTCCAATACCACCCATCACCGTTTTCATCAAAAGGTGATTTAGATAAAACATCCCATCTACCAGTATTAATGGTTGTTGTAGTCTCTAACAAATCCTTAAGTTTTATTATTTTAGATTCTAGTTTTGCTGTGTATTGCATACCAGCACCCATACCACCCATTGATGTTGTTTCTTCGATATCCACATCACTTATATCGTCAAACTCGTGATATAAAGATTTCATCATAGTATCAATCATTGAGTGTTCTGAGTATTTCACTCTAAAACCTTCAATCAGTTCTTTAATACTATCCTTATCAAGACCACTTGATTTTTTAATTTTCCCAGTAATTTTTTTTAAGTCCTTACCAATTTCTTGAGTATTGTATTGGTTGTCTTTGTTGTTGAAAGCGTTAAAGAATTCAACTATTGTGTTTTCTTGTACCACCCCTAAACCTTTTTCTTCTTCAGAATAATGGTTGGGTGATTTATTTAAATTATCTAATGTTGTTTGTTTAGCTAAAACTGGGTCACTCATGTGTTCCATTTCAACTCCCATACCAAACTCAATTTCTTTTTGGATTTTATTAAGGTCTATATTATGTTTTTTGGCTATACCACTTGGTGTTGGTTTGATAACCTTAACATCATCTTCAACCTTAATATCATGAACCTTACCTTTACTGAGTTCTTTTTTAAAGGTGTTGTTCATACTAGAACGAGCTGGTGAAATATCCTTACCCGTTAATGTTGGTTTAGGCATGGAATTATTAATAATTGTGCTATCACTCTCGTTAATTATTTCATATTGGTCAACGTCTATGATTAAACTTAATGAACTACCATTATCCCATTTAACGTTAATGACACCCACATTTTTATCAATAGATGTAACAACACCCTTAGTCCCAGAATCCAACGGATATGGGTCATCAGGCATAAACATTAATTTAATCCTATCACCAACTTCAACACTGTTCATATTATACGTTTTCTAAATTATCTGACCAAAAACTTCGTCTAGTCCAAAAAGTTTTATATAGTTTAACTAATACTTTTTGTGTAATAGTAGCTATTTCTTTTTGTGTTTTTTTATCTGAACCAATTTGTTTAGTGACAATATCTTGTACAGCATCTTTTAAGTCTGAACTTTTCAATTTCTTTTCAAATTCAGTCTTAAAAATGCCTTTAATTTCAGACTTGTCAGTAGCTGTTAACTCCTCACGTAATATTTTACGTATAGTGTCTTTCATTACTTTCTATTACTTGGTCTCGATTTAGATAATTTTCTAGCTTCAGTTAATTTTTCGTCATTCTTTACTCTTTTCACGATGTTTTCTAATAAAGAAACGAATTGTTCTTCTGTGTATCTTAGTACTTTAGTTTTCTTAGCCATAATTGTTTTTTTTTATTAGTTGTGGTCTTTTTTATTTTAGACCTAATTTGTTAACTATAAATATGAGTGGGGGGCATAAAAAAACCACCTGATGGTGGTTTTTTGTTTTTTTATTTTAAAATAACATTTCGATTGATTATTTCTGAGATTGTTTTACTTAATAACTCATTAACATCTTTGTAATCCACTATTAATTTTTTATCTATTTTTATTTGTGGGACAAATTCAGAACCACCCATCTCTTCTAATTTAGACCACATTTCATCATTACCTTCCATATCAATACTTTCATATGTAATATTTAGTTGACCCAGTTTATCTTTAAACTCATCACAAGCTGGACATCCTGGTATAGAATATAGTGTTAATTTTTTATCACTATTTAGTGTAATATCTTCAAGTAGTCTTTTAATTTGTGGGTTGTTCTTATTCATATTGTTAATTTCCTAATAATGTTATTAATATTGATATTGATAGTATAACGCTAGTGGTAAAACCAATATTTTTAAAGGTTTTTTGTTTTTTTATTTCACTTTTTTGTTCATTAATTGTTACATCCTTCAACGTTGATTCAGTATTCTTATTAATAATAAGTTGGTTAAGGTTATCAACTATTTTTTGAATATTCTCATTTTCTTTTGTTAACTTCAATAAAGCTTCCTTTTGAAAGGTAATTGTTTCTCTATTAAGACTATCACGTTCACTATAAACAACTAACATACTATCAGCGTAATCACTATGTAGTGCACGACTTAAAAGAGTTCTAGCATCTTCTTTACTCATTTGAACTAAAGTGTCACCTTTTTGATTTACAATAACCTTTACCCTGGTATTTGTTGAGGTAGTTTGTGAGTTCACTTGCGATACCATCAGCATCGAGAATACGAACCCAATCATTAACATTATCTTTCCCATTTTTTAAATTATTTAGTTTAGTTTCTGTGATAGCTATTTTAACCTCATTACTATCAACCTTTATTAGTATTTCCGTAATTTCTTGTGATAATATCACATTTTCAGACATTAAACTATCATTAGTATTCAATAATAGTTTGTTTTGTTTTTTTAGGTCATTGATTTTACCTTCATACACATCAATGTCTTTTGAAGGTCTAAATATTAAACTTAAACCCAAAGCAACACCTAAAACAATTATTATTATTTCTTTTATGTTTATTATTCCCATAGTTACACCAATTTAAATTCCCAACCAAACCCACCAGCTTTATTTCTTTTACCCAAACAAACGTATGATATGTTCATAATCCCAGTTTCATTTTGTGCGTCCTGTATTGAACCCCATTCTTTAATTACTTGACCATCTTTGATTTGTAGGACTGGTTTTTTTAATTTATCACTTATTTTATTTTTAGTCACTTGTTTATGTGACCTACCTACACCACTAAACCTTATTTTTTCTATAGTTTCATCGGTGTGTTTGAACCCACTTACAGCTAAACTAATTTTTTTATTTCTTTCCTCAGTATATTCTTGACACCCATTACACCCCTTATTCCACGGTATTCGACCAACACTTTTTTCTGACATCAATTTAATCCTATCATCGGTTTCGTTTGTTAACCCCTTATTCCACGGTATTCTACCAATACCCTTCTCACCGATTAATTTTTTAGTTTCTTCAGTGTGTTTCCCATTAAATCCCTCACCACCAGAAGTTAGATTGATTAGTGGTCCATTCCCTAACTTAACCCTACCAATTTGGTTGATTAGTTTAATTTCTTTATCACAAGCGTCTAACCAACTTAAATTTTCTTCAAGTACCACAACATGGTACTCGTGTTTTTTTGTAAATTTTACCCAATAATCACTCCTACCATCTTTTCGATATGGTCGACCTTTAACACCGATGCCAACATAAAATGGTGTATCATCAATCTTTTTTTTATGTATATATAAACAAAATCTATCCATGGTTAAAGTGTATCTTCATCAGAATTTTTAGTCGGTGAACCGACGAGTCGACCTGACCATTCCTCAGACCACACATCGTAATAAGCTCTAATGTTTTTAATCACATTTAAGATGTCATCAGTTAATTGTAGGGTATCATCTTCATTAGTACTAATAAAGGCACCAACTTTATCATCCAATGTGTATGACCAATTAATACCTTCTCTAATTAACGCACCACCCCACGTTACGGTTTTAGTAAATACCTTTATTTTTTCAAATTCAACTAACTGTGAGACCTTGTCCTTAAAAGCATTCTCTTCTTCCCTTTGTTCATCAGATGAGATGTCTTGACCATCCTCAGCATCTTCTTCGGTGAATTCACCTTCTTCAACTAGTAAACTAGGTTTCAAATAACTTTCAACCAATTTTTGTTTTCCGTTAGTTAGGTTGATGTCTTGTATTTCAGTAAGTTTAATTGAATTACCGGCCTCTTTCATTTTTCTTATCTTGTCTAAAAATTTTCTTTCATCCATTACATTGTTGTTTTAAATATTTCCATATCAAAAGCCGGACTAATGTCAGTTACCTCTTGATAATAATTACTCTTAAATGTTATACCTTCATAAATATCAACATCTTCGTTAAATACCGTATGACTTATACAATTATTATTTATTCCGAAGTCTTTACAAAGTTTATCAGTTAAGTTTAGTAGTGATTTTAATTGTTCATCGGTATACTTTACCCAATAATCTTTATTTCTCCATCTTTTACGAACAATTTCGTTGTCGTCTAATATATAATTATGCCCTAACCAATCGTAATACCTTTCATTTATGTCATCTTTTAAAACCCACCCAACATTTGTTAAGGTTATTGGTATTGTAAATGGACCCATGTCGTGTAGGGAAATGTAATCACTATAAAACTTTGGGTCATAATGTTGGTATACCTTTCCATCTCTATCTATTGTAAAAGCTGATGTTTTTGTGTAGTTACCATTATGACGATTTATCCACGAATTATAATGATTCATATCTTGTCTACCAGTATGACCAATAACAATTTGTTTTTTTGTGTACTCCTGTTGGTGGTAGTTGGTTTTAGGGAGATTATATGTTTTTTTATCTATAATCATATTATTTATCCCTTTTTGGGAACACTATGTTAGTGTGACCATCTTCTTTTTTTATAATTTTTCTACTTCTAATATCCTCATCAATAACATGTGGGTAAAACTTTTCCTGTGTCTTTTGTGTAATTGTTTGTTCAATCTCATCTTCATATTCGTCGAGTGGTTTATTTAGTAAATCCTCAATCGTGTCCCATTCCTCTTTAATATCATCAACCACGGAATTCATAACCAAGTCATGTTGTTGTTCATCGTCTGTGTCTTCGTTTGGGTTGTTTGGTGTTACATCTTCATCAACAACAACGTCCGTGTCGTTAGAATCATCGTATCTAGTATAGAAATGTAAGGCTGTTAATGAGATAAGTGGTAATAACCCACCCTCTAATAATGCTAACCACCTTTTGTGTGATATAATCTCACTAGATTCAGTACCCATTAGTTCAAATAGTGGTGTCGTAAGTTCCACCCAATTCCTGAATAACCCACCAGTTTCATCTATTTGTGCATATGAATAAAATATATTACCAATCATCTGAATGAATGTAACTAACCCAAACATAAACCAAACACCACCCCGTATTTTTTTAGTTGCGGCAATAAGTGATGTCATAGCACCAACCTCAATGGCTATCGATAGATATATTGCCCAATTAATCGGGTTAGATAAACTATACCAACTAACAACGTGTGAAATGGAAATGACAGCTACCAATACTATCGGTACTAAAAACATATTTTTAGTCCAGTTGAATTTTTTTAACGTTTGTATCATTTAAGTAGTTGTTTAATGTTATCCTTAACAATCATATGTAACCCCATTAGTTGTTCACCTCTATCTTTTTGTGATATGTAGTTGTCATACTCGGAGTGTATTTTAATTTTTTCACCATTTAAGATGTTAGGGAAGTTAGTGATTGTGTCTTTTTGGGATAGTATGACCATTCTAAGACTATCAATTACGGTTTCCTTATTAGTTATAACCTTTTCCATTTTCATCACCTGTGATGATTTACTACAGGAACGGAAAAAAAATATCACCAGTAGTACTACCATGATATGTAATTTGTGTTTTTTAATTTTTTCAATCAATTTCATAGTTTTTCTTTTATATAAATATTATAACATTAAAAATAATACGTTTGTTGGTAAAGTCCATATTTATGGTTATGAGTATAAGGTCAATTATAAAAAAAGAGATACTAAGAGAAGAGATGTATCATATCATGAAAAGTCAAGTAACATTTACTTTTGATTTACATCATGACGTTGGTGGTCATACTAACCTTAGAAAAAACCGACATGGTATTGGTTCCATAACTGATGATGATATTATTGAGTTATTGGAGGACGCTAATCAAGAAATTATTTATAATATAATTGATGGTAATATAGTAGATAAACGAAGGTTTATTGTTAGTCAGGATGATGGGGATTTTTTAAATGTTGTTATTTTACCCGAACAAAAAAGTCCCACAAAATGGAATCTAGTAACGATAACTGTGATGAAAAAAGAAGATTTTAAAGTTAGTCGAGGTCAATTACAAATATACGTATAAAAAAAAAGGTTAACTTTCGTTAACCTTTTAATACTTTGATGATAAACCACATCTCATCCTCGGTGTGGCCGACCTCCCCGTATTCTGACGAGGGGTACCTTTGTTTTTGTTTATACATCAAATATACAATAAATATTCCGTTGGGCAATAACTTTATTAATATTTTAATTCTGTGATGTTATTTTCGTTAAGATATTTAGCCATAACATTTAACACCAAGTCCGTAACATCATCATAATCTAACCCCTCATCTCCAATGATATTCCAAAGATTATCATACCATTCTTCAGGGTTAATTGGTGTCTTGATGTTATAAACTTTTTTAAATTCCGTTATAACTTTACTACCAAAACCATCCCAATCCTGTATATCATATGGTCCGTCCATAACAACGTCTTCACCATTTTCATCCATCCAATCTTTTAAATCATCTACTGTTATCATACTATGTTTTTTTTTATGTTTTATTTATACATGAAGTCAAAAAGGTTCTCACAATTGTTTTTTAATTTTCTCAAAGATTTCTCCTTTACCTGTCTGATACGTTCCTTAGTCAACCCAAACTCATCACCAATTTGTTCTAAGGTCATAGGATTACCATCCATACCAAAATACATTTCAATAATTTTTCTTTCTCTTTCAGATAAAACCGATAATGTTTTACCCAACTCAGATTTTAATACATCCTCAGAGTAAACATCTTCATCAGGTCTAGTTAATGAGTTGTCAGCAATTACATCCAAAACTTCATCACCATCTTCATTAATTTTATCATTAAGGGAACTACATTTTGGGTGTAGTAATAAACTCATGTCTAATAAATTACCTTTCTCATCACTAAGTGTATCACTACCAGTTGCTTTCCTACCATTTTCTTGTTCGAACCTAGACATCTCTTTTTTCAATTTAGAAACTTGGTTGTTGATGTTAACAGGTAATCTAACTGTTCTAGAATGGTCATTAAGTGATTGGATTATTGATTGTTTAACCCACCATACAGCGTATGAAATAAATCTAAAACCTCTCGTAGGGTCGAATTTGTGTGCTGCCTTTATTAAACCATAATTACCCTCATTAATTAAATCAGGTAGGGGTAACCCTTGATTTTGATATTCTTTAGCTACTGAAATAACAAATCTTAAATTCGATGTTACCAACTTTTCTGTGGCTTTTTGATTACCCTCAGCTACTAACTTAGTTAATTCTGACTCCTCATCAACAGTTAACATATCAAGTTTCCTTACATCTTTAAGGTATTTAGATATTGAATCCTCCGTTGTATCAATAAAACGTTTTGTGTTTGACATATTTATTTATTTATTTATTTTTTACCAAATATTAAATCATTGTTTTTACTCTTTCTACTCTTAGTTACTACGGGTTTAGGTTTACCCTCGGTCTCTACCTTAGGTTCCACTTTAGGAACCTCATCATCCACTATGGGTGGTTTAAGTTTACGAGTGGTTTGTTTTTTTGGTTTGTCTTTTTCAAGTTCATCTGTAATTTTTCTATATTTAATTAAATAAAAATCATCGATTAATCCGTTGTGATTAAATGGTAAGTGTCTTATGGTATGTAGTTGACTAGCTAAGTAACCTTCCTTACTACCTCTTTCTTTTGAACCTTTTTTGTGGTCTGTAATTTCACCTTCTAATTTGGTTATCCCTTCCATCATCATGTCAGCTATTGCCATAACTCTTCGAGTGATTAATTTTTCAGGTACCATTGTTTCATACCATTCAACTTTATTACCGTTTATTATCTCTTCCCTATATTCATCAAATGTCATAAGTGTGATATTTTTTTTTAGTCAAAGGTATTAATAATGCTTTAGTTGGCAATGGTTTCTTTCTTTTTTTGTACCATTTGATATTGTTTTTCTTTTTTATCCATTTGTTCCTTAGTATAGGAATATAGTTCCTTAACATCATCGGATAAAAGATAATTCCACTGTTCTAGGGGTCTCATTGGGGTTAGTATTTCTATTAACTCCTCAGTGTAGGGTTTAATGTGACCCATGACACTCCAAGTACCACTACCATTGTCACACAAAATTTGTGGAATACAATTAGACCATTTTCCATTGTTGTCCCAAAATGATAATATACTCCCCACCAATAATGGACCACATTCGTTAGAACGACAAATGACTTTATCTTGTAACTTAAATAAAACACCTTTGATTTCATACTCCGTTAGTTCCTCATAAACCACAGTTAACCCACCACTCGGTTTTAACGCCTGAGTGAGTTTTTGTGTCATTTCAACTATGTTGGGTCTACGTTTTTTTCTAAAATACCTATTAAACAATTTTCTAAACATATGTCTATTTTTGTGAGTCCAAAATTTCAAGTTCGTTCTCGGTTAAACATTCCCTATTATAATTGTTTCTACCTAGTTTATCTAGAATATCATTAACAGTGTCACACTCCTCTATTTTTTTAGATTTACTTCCTGCTTTAGATTTAGCGTTTGATGTACCATTAGTACGACCTGGTTTATCACTTTCTAAATCTTCAAGATTATCTAAAATTTCTTTAGCTTCAGGGAATAATCCAATATAATATTTAGCTGGTAAATTAACCCCATAGTTGTCTGTATCTGTTATGTCAAATAAAAGAAAAGCTGGTCTATGTGCTAATTTTTCGTGTATCGTTAATGTATCGTATGGGCTAAAAAATGTACCCAAGAATAACACCTTACTATCAACAAAATCAACACCATGGTCTCTATCAGCTATCTCATTTAGGTCTTTTTCAATACCTTTAGAATTTCCGATTAATACAATCAGGTAACGGTTCATATCTTCCATATTTTTTTTTATTTTTTAATAAATAATTATTATCACAAATATACAAAATTTTAAGTTAATGTCAAAGAAGATACATCATTTATTTTCGTAACGGTGATAATATTCTTCGACCAATCCTTAACTAATGGGTTGTGACTGATTATAAATATGTTCGGAAACATTTCTGAACACTTTTGGAAGAAATCACCTATAAAATCTAAGTTCACATTAGCTACTTTACCGAAACATTCATCAAATACTATGATGTTTGGTTTTGGTAAACAACTAATTTTTGACATCACAACCCTTAGGGCTAATGATGAAATTGTTTTTTCCAATCCACTACCTTCACTAATTGGGTACTCTACGTTTTTTTCTACGTTACATAGTAGGAAATCAACCTCTTGTTTATCGTTTATATCTACCCTTAATTTAAAAGTGACAACGTCATTTAATAACCTTTCTAACTCAGAGTTAATCATTGGTATAACACTTTTCATTATAAGTTTAGTAATACCATTTTTACCAACCATTCTAGTATATATGTCAAATATTATTTTAATATCCTCCTCTAATTTAATGGTTTCAATTAACTCTTCATTTTTCTTTATATCTTTTTCCAATGATTCAATCTTGGAACCACTAATGGTTATAACCCTTTCATATCCAGTTTTATCACTATTTAAATTAGATAATTTTGATGTATACCCTAATATTTTAGTATCAATTTCTTTATTTTTTTCGATGTTTTCGATGTTTGATTCATACTTTTTCTTAAGTTCAGTTTGTTCCTTAAGGTTTAATCTCATGTTCTCTAACTCTAAGGTTAACTTAGAAATCATCATCTCATGTTTATAGTATTCGTCAGCTATTTTTTTAACACCATCTTGTTCTTCAACTAATTTAGCTGCTTTAGAAATTGTATCCAACATATCCAACCATTCTTTTTGTGTTTGAACTAATAGTTTATTATTTTCTTTAATTTCGTTGGTATGGTCAACGTCAACTAACGGTTGTTTACATGTATTACAAAACTCACCATCTTCTAAGTTTTTAATTAGTGATTCAATATTAGTGATTTCATTGCCAAGTGTACCTCTTTTCAATCTAAGGTTTCTTTCATCTTTAATCAATTCATCGTGTTTATCTTCATCATAAACAATATCCACCATCTCTTCAAATTCAGTTGAAAGTTTTACAAACTTTTCCTTAACTTTTTTACCGTTTGATGTGATTTTTATTATTTCATTTTCAATGTCATCAAGTCTTAGACTAATAACATCTTTATCGATTTCTTTCTTTTGTGCTATTAAACTTTCTTTAATTTCGGTTGTATCTGTGATTTTTTGGTTTACAACAGTAATATTGTCAGTGTTGGTTTCAATATCTAATAACCTTCCTTCAATATCTGTTTTGGATGTGGTGATAATGGTTTTAAGGTCCTGCGTATTGTATTGGTCAGATTTTAAACTCTTGGACCAATTAGATTTCATTTCCTTACATATCTTTTCTTTATCCTCGATAACTTCCAACCCAATAAATCTAGATAAAGTTCTCCCTTTTTCGGTTGTCTTAGCCTTAATTATATCTTCAAGGTTATCAGCATCAGCTATAATAGTTAAAAGAAAATCATCAACAGTACCAATAGACCTTTTAATTAGGTCGTCAGTTTCTCTCCTTTGTTCACCCTCTAAATTCTCAATGGAACCATCAGGTAATACCCTATGGAAATTAAGGTCAGTTTTTGTTGTGTAATCCGTACTATTTCTTTTTAATTTTCTAGTCACAACTCTTTCGATGATGTAATCCATACCATCAATTGTAACAACACCTTTAACCTTAACCTCATCACAATCACGATATCTATTAAATATTTTGATTGCTGTGGTACCTTTGGTTGTTGTGTTGAAGAATAAGAACAATAATAAATCCAACGTTAATGTTGTTTTACCACCCATGTTTTCGGGGAATGAATCAACAGTTGTAATACCCTCTAACTCTTTAAATGATAATTTATTATTATCACCAAATGATAAAAAGTTTTCCCACTCTAATTCTTTGATGAACCAATTTTTATATCGATAATCAGTTTCCCTTTCTTGTGATAATTTTTCATTAACTTTTTCATCTAAACTTAATAGACGGTCCCATTGGACATCAACATTGTTAATCTTTATCCACTCTTTAAATAATTTTTGTTGGTAATTCGGGTCCATGACATTATCAGCCATAGTCATTTCAACTTCGGTCCCTTCGATATCAACCTTTTTAGGTTTGAATATTACTTGTATATTATTATTATTGTATTTTTCAGCAAAGTATGTGTGCATACTTTTTTGTCGTTCTTTAGTGTAGTTTTCAGGTTTATCTTCCCACACAACACGAACTTTAGCCTTACTCGGTATACTTACTTTTTTACTTTTTAATGTAGCCATAAACAATGTATTTTATGACAAACTTAGTTAAAGTAAATAACTAAATCAAGTATTTTTAGCTATTATTGGTCATTTTTTTACCGATAACAATACCCTCTGACCTACCAGCTGAATAAACTAATTTATATATTTTATATATATTTTTCTTTTCTTCCTCAGTTAATGAGGTTAATGTGTTGTTGATTTGTTCATCAATATACTCATATCCAGTAATTTGTTCCATGGGGTTTTTATAGATAAATATGTTAGTCATCGTAAAGGTTATCTTTATTCCTTTCGTTTTTTGTTACCCAAGTTATTGAACTTTTGGTTGTGTCAGATTTAGGGGGGTTAATGTCGGTTCTCAACTTTTTTACTTTCTTTTTTTCTAAATCTAATTTTAATTTAACACTCACCAACTCGTCTTGTAATTTATTAACCACATCGTCATTGGTGATGTATACCTCCTTAATCACCTGAACTTCTTTTTCCACAATGGTCTCAATAACCTCAGGTTTTATGTTGGCTGGTGTGTTACCGTATTTTTCTACATTGTAACCTTGTTGAACCATTCTTTCGATAAACCCATTAACATCTGTTATGTCATTTAATCGACAGTAATCCCAAATTTCGTTTTTAAGTTTATCTTTAATCATATAATTTAATTAATTCAGTTCAGAAACTATGTGTACCATATCAGATGCTCTTGTTATTGCAACATACATTGCTTGTGATTTTTCTACGTTATCAATCATTGAAACCTCAAGGATATCATCCTCAACAACAACAACTGTGTGGTAGGTACTTCCTTGTGCTTTGTGTGATGTTAGTGTATAAGCGTAATCGATATTAGCGAACCTATTTTTAGCGTTCCATGCCGTTCTTAATGCTCTATTTCTAGCAACCCCCATAGGTATTTTTTTAGATATATCAAACAACTCAGACACATGTTTACCCCAAGCTGGTACGGATACTTCTGATATAACCTCAATATTATCAGTAGTCTCACCGTTTGTTACCCTCAAAATGTGTCCATGGTATTCACCTAAGAATTCCCTAGGTTTAATATCTAAAACACTAACCTCTGTTGAGTTCTCAAACACGGTAACTTCATTACGAAAGTAATTGTCGTTGAAAATTAAAGCATCACCAATCTCATAATCTTTCGGGTTGTCGTATATTAATTTTCTAATAAACCAATTTACCGATTTTTTAGTTTTGTTTCTATAAACAATCGTTTTAATTAAATCAGGGTTTTTCTCCTCATTAGCTCTTATAAATAGATGTTTATTATTAGTTAACACTTTTTCTAAGTCTTTTGAAAATTCAATTTGTTCTTCATTTTTTCTAGCACTTAACGGAACTGGGTCTTCATCTACACCATCGTTAATTACGGAGTTTTCCCAGTAATAATCAGAGTATGGTAATATTGATGAACCCTCGGATTGTCTAACTCTATTAATTAACTTTACTTTATTGTGTGTTAAAAATACTGGACTTGGTTTTCCCCTCATTGGGTCGTTATTATCACGAATAGGTGGTAATTGACCTATGTCACCAACAAAGACAACTTTTGCGTTAGGTTTTTTAGCATCCATAATATGGATTAACGCCTCCTCATTAATCATGGAAGCTTCATCAACAACTATAATATCCGCCCACCTGATTGGTGGTTTCCTTTTATCATACGATTTAGTGAATACACCTGTCTCCATATTAAGTGACATACCCAATAATCCAGCGACACTATGTGAAGATAAACCAGCTGGAATATCTGTTAAACCATATCTTACTTTATCCCATAGTACTTTTTTAGCTTTATGTGATAGAGCACAAATTTCAACCCTTTTTTTCCCGATAAATTGTTCAATGACTTTTGTCATGATTGTTGTTTTACCCGTACCAGCTTTTCCTTCCAACACAATCCATTCATTAGGTTTACCTTTTTTTAGGAATTCTGTTAAATCCTTTATAGCTATTTTTTGTTCGTCATTTAGTGGTACTATTGTACCTTCTGTTAGTGTAGTATCTTCCATTATGTTAATTTCTCGTTTTCTAATTCCATGACATCGTATGAAGTAACTTTAAATGTGTAAAATCCATAGTCTGTCTCTAAATGATAGTGTTTATGTTCACGACTATCAACATCCCAAACAACATATCCATGATTTTCTACACCTTCACCAAAATCTTGTTGTACCAAACTAGATGGTTGTACAATAGGTACCCCATGATATTCCATAACTTGATATAGGTGTATATCACCACATAATACCATATCACACCCATCAAATATTGATATATCTTGTCCATCCTCAAACGCAAAACCAATATTTGTTTTAAGTCCAACTAATGGGTCGTGGTAAAGTCCAACATAAGTTTTATCCTCACCGTGTTTAGTTCTTGCCTCATCTATCTCAGGTCGTTTAGAACCTTCCATGTGACCATACACACACCAAACAAGATTATCATCTTCGTAACACCCTGTGTGTTTAAGGAATTTAAGTCTTGTGTCATTCATTGTGTTTATGATAGGTGTTAAAGCATCCATTCTATCCATGTTATTAGCTAGAAAATCGTGATTACCAAGAATAACAACTGTGTCACATATATCACAACACCCATTGAAGAACCACGTAACAATGTCAATCAACTCAGGTGTCATCTGATTTTTAGAATGTACCACATCACCGACAATAGCAATTCGAACTTCATCACGATTTAAACTATTTTCTTCCATGTGTTCCTTAACACCTGTAAGAAACTTTGTTATTTGTTCTCGATATTCTTCGTGTCGTTGATATAATCTAATATGTATATCAGCACAATGGTACAATTTTTTAATCATATATCCTTTTTAAAGACAAACCTACACAATTTTTTGATAGGAGTAAAGTTATTAGTCCACTCTGAAGGTGTTAGAAACCCATAAATGTTCAAATTGTTCAATAATGGTAAATTTATTTCATCCATTTTTTAATATTCTTAATTGGTTTTATTGGGGTTCTTTTGTAATTTTCTATATAATTGTTACAGAACAAAAGCGTAAACTGAGCCTCAGCATCTACCCCAATTACGTTTAACTCAACCATTTTACCACTGTTTATATTCATAAAACTTTCGAGTTCATCATATAAATAAATGTAATCGTAAATCTTAACACCACCCATTATTAACCTATAAAGGACTGGGAATACCAGCACATCAATCAACCGATTTGATGTAGTCCTTATTATTATTGATTTCGCCATACCCTCCATGGCCCAACAAATTTCTGATATTAAATCATGAGATACGGAATCAAAATTGAAACCGAACAATAATGACCATTTTTTTATTACTTCTTCATCATTCATATAAATCTGTGTCTTTTTAAACCTTTTGTTATTATTTGGTAAACCTCGAATGGGTGAGAAAATGGTATAACTCCTTGGATAGTACAATATGTATCCCATGTTTCTACATCAGGATTTTGGTGATTTTCTAATCTCATTTTTTGGGATATATCATATGAAATAATATCACTTGTATAATCACCTCTAAACCCACTAAAATTAGAACCATTAGGTGTAGTACAAATGTATCTGTCTCCTGTTGGTTTTAATGAACTGTCAGCTGACACATACTCACGAATAGAAATAAAATCATATTCATCAATATATAACATATCAATCAACCTACAACCATTCCTAAAGCTTGTTGTAACACACCTATCCACTAAAATATGAATAGGTGTGATTAATGAGTGTACTTGTGTATTATCTAAGGTCGATAGAATATTTGTTTTAACTTTTTCTAAAATTAATTCAGTATTCTGTCCATTAGGTGTGATTAAACCAATACTGAAATCTACGTTATGACTGTTTTGAATTATCACCTCTGTCATATCCTTAATCAACCTGGTTGTTTTACCAGTTTGTCTACCCGAAACTTCATGATATCCCATAATTACCTAACCATATCTATTTTAACATCACTATTTATGGATTCCGTTGTGTATATCTCCATGTCATGTCTTAACTTACCGTTTTCGACTAATTTTTCATATCTTCGTTGTGCTTTAGGTCTCCACCATTCAATAACAGATTCAAGATTGTATCGTTCGTAATTATCTTTTTTTCTTAATGGGATTTCACCCTCAGACATAACATGTTCAACAACATTCTCATAACCATATGTACAATAGTAGTATCTTTTCTTGGTTTTGGCTTTCATTTTAGTCTTAGCGAAAGTATTAAAATCATCAAGAATTTCCTTATTATAAACTTTAAGGTGGTTTTTTAAGATTGATATCATTTTATTAAATTCTCTCATTTTAGGTCCTGACCCTTTTGGGTCCACTAAATTACCACCCCATTCCTCCTTACCATAAATTGGTCTAAGGTAATTTCTAAGTGACATGTATATATCCTCCGTTGGAAATAGGAATATATCAGATTCGGTCATTGACCCATATTTAATAAATGGTTTTAGCCCATCGTATTGTGATACACCTTTAAGGTCACCATATAGTGATGTTGTCTCCATGTAACATGGTTCAACCTTCTCTTGGTACTTTTCCTTCCATAGGTCCCTTACATAGTGTGATGAAGAGATTAAAGCTAATAACTTACCACCTAAATAATTGTAACCAAATGGTTGTACCGGTACAATAATCGCACCATTTAACATACTTCTATTAACTTGTGTTGCTCTTACAACACCACCAAATACTTCATTCCTTGGTTTAATCATTAATACGGGTGATGCTAATCTAATAAACCCAATCCATTTGTTTGTATTGTTTTCCCTAACACCTAATGTGATTTGTCTACCGATTTGTGATTCCAATGGTAATGATGTAACCAACTGTACTGATGGTGAAAATGTTTTACCATCAATAACCTCTACTGATATGTCCATATCCTTAGGTTCAATAGTGTAATCCATGAAGAATTCATCTATGTAATCATCAGCATTAATGTTAATTACCTTTTCTTTTTTCCTTTCAAGAAAGTAATCTTGAATAGTATCAACACCTTCATAAAAATTTGTTAATCTTGCTGTTAGGTCAAGTGTTTCCTTTTCAGTTAGTTTAATCTCTAATGGAATATTTTTTCTTATACCCTTTATTTCTTCTGACATATCTTGTGTGTTTTTTTATATAAGGGTAATTAATGTTTTTCGTTATATAAATAGATATAACCAAAAAACCCACATCTTATAGTGTGGGTTTTTTTTAAAGTTGTTTACCAAAATTCATTAACATTTGTGTGTACTCTTTTTTGGTTATCACATAACCCAAAAGTTTAAATAGGTCCGACATAAAATAAACCCTTGTTTTGGGTGTAATTTTAAAACCATTTTCTTTTTCAAACCAAGGTGTTAATAAACCACTAATAACGTTATCGTTATTTTCATTAAAATATGATGTTATTTTTTTTATTTTTTCATCAGTAACTTTTGATTTCTCTGAATCTAGTTGTAGGTTCGTCTTACACTCAAAATAATATAAAACACCTTCCATACTAAACCGTATATCAACATCTTTAGAACCCTTACGAGTATCACCACCAAAATGAATATATTGTTCGGTTGATAGTTTCAATGACTTATTAATGACCAACTTTTTTACAAACGCCTCAAACACCTTACCAAATTTAATTGACTGTGACTGATTTAGGTTATCGTTGTTTAATAATTTTTTAACGTTGTAGTGGTTATTATGTGTTTTTTTCATTAGTTCAACACCCCCAACATGTATTAACATTTTTGTTATTTCTTTTATATCACTCATGTTGGAAACATAATTTAATAATTTGTTATAATCAAATGTTTTACTGAATTATCGTACCTATTTTTTATGTTATTTGCGTATTGTAAATCATATTCGTGTTTTACGTAACCATCGTATAACCCACTAGTGAACTCATCTTTATTAATTATAATCATAACTTTAGCCTTAGTTATTTTTTTAAATATATTAGCTAATTTAATTTGTTCATCATTACCGAACACATTACCGTGACTATACTCCTTAAAGGTTCTAGTATATGGTGGGTCTAAAAACATAAACGTATTATCAGTATCATTATCTAACATAATTTGTTCGTAGGAACCTTGGTTTATTTGTGTATTAGTTAAATGGTTAGTATGGTCGTCACATATATTTATATTAAATGTTTTGTAATTACCGTATGGTACATTGAATTGACCCTTACTATTGAAACGTCTCATCCCACTAAAGGCTAATTGGTTTAATATAAAAAATCTAGAAGCTCTTTGTGTTAATGATAAGTTATCCAATCCACCCTCGTTTCTATCTAAATTCCTCCACTCATAATATGACTTACCTCTCTCAGTTTTAGACTCACCAATACTTAATTCACCTAACTTTTCTTTTTCTGTTATGTTTTTTATTGTGTTAGAGAGTTCATTAATTGGTGCCATAACACCTTCTTTATTTATTTTTATTTGATTTAAAAAATTAATTAAATCAAAATCAACATCATTTATTACATTGTTTTTAGCCATTAAACTCCAATAAACAGCCCCACCACCAAAAAAAGGTTCAACGAACGTATACTCATTTGAATTCTTAACAAAATTTGGGTAGTAATCGGAAAAAACTTTTATCTCTTTTCGTTTACCACCTGTCCACTTATATAGTGGTTTTAATTTACTTACCATAATCCGTTTTTAGATAAAAGTATGTAAGAACAAAAAAAAAGTATACGTTAAATACGTATACTTTTTACTTAGTCAATTTTATCTATTTAAATTATATATCTCTAATAAATCATCTAACCCATTTTCAGTTATTCAATCACTTTTTCCATGTTGGTTTGTATTTAATTTTTTACTAAGATAGAAAACTTATATTGATTTTCCTAATCATTATATCCATTAATTAAAATATCTAACTTTCTCAACCTTTCCAACTCCTTATATTCCTGAAGTTTTTTAAATTCCTTAACATGTTCTATTCTAGGTAATGGGTCCATTGTCATAACAACGTCAGTAAATTTCTTAGGGATTCGATATTCAG